CAAGCAAGGGGGTAATGTGATATAATATTCTCCGTCAAAAGGAAACAAGGACAAAACAATAAAGGAGGATTTAATGGTTAACAATGCATATGGAAGACACTCTTTCTACGACTTGGATGAGTCGTGGTATCGCTATATGATGGCGGACAAGGAAGAGCGCAAGAAAATGTGTCAGGAATGCCTCGATACGGAGGCTTTTGTTCTAGGCATCTTTGCGGCTCTAGCAATTGTCGGTGGCATTGTTGCACTTTGCTATGGTATAATCTAACAGACTAACACGATATGGCTGAAAATAGAACAGGTTTCATCAAGGTAACAAAAGACAATGCAAAGAGGGATAGAGGCTTTATTGCCATAGATGCAATCTGCTCAGTCTTTGAGAATCAGGATGCTCACAATGTGTCCATTATGACTATGGACGGCTTCTGGTATGATGTTGTAGACAATATCGAGACTCTCTACGGTCAAGTCGTTGGTGATTGCAAGGCCAAGGATGTAGAACATCAGGAAGTTTCGAAGAAGGACTACTTTCGCCGCAAGAAGATGATGACACCTTCCAATGCCAACGAAAGAGCGCAGCAAAGCCAAGAGGACTTTGCAAAGACCATTAAAGATGCACCCAAGAAAGAACAAGAGGGCGATGTGTTTCGTCCTACTTTCAAGAAGCCCAAGCGCGAGAAGAAGAATGTGACAACACCCGTTCGAAAAGATTTGCCCTCGAGTGAGGGTGAAGGGTATGACAACTCCCAGCGAGAATCTCCAAGCAGAGATGCGGCCGAGGTTCAGTAGGGAGTGTCGTGCTCGCCGCCACCATTCCAGAACAATCCGCGAAACGGGTTGTTAAATCGTGTGGGTTAATTGGAATGGTGGCGGCAGTTTTTTAATCAATTAAATGTTGGGAAGGCGATGGCTTTTAATCGCCTTTTTCTTTGTTCTTTCTGGCATAGTATAGGGGGATAACTCAAGGAATAGATACGGAGGAGATATGGCTTCGGTCTGGGATAGATTTGAACGTAAAATTGTTCTTTGTTATACTGGATACAAAGAACGCTATGAATCCATAAGACGAGAACTCAAACGAGTGGGAATGGAGGACGTGGTGTTTAAGTGGGATGCTCCCACGCCTCTTAAGGAGATACTAAAACAACACATTCCGACTACCGATTTTACCAAGAGGATAGGTCCGTTTTCTTGTTGCTTGTCACATTATCTTGCGGCAAAGGAATCCTATGAACTAGGGTACAACAATGTCTTGGTAATGGAGGATGATATTCGCTTCCTTGAGGATACATCATTAATCAAGTCGATAGTAGAGTCTATTCCAGAAGACTTCGACTATGCACAATTCGAGAGAGCGAAGCCATACAAGACTCCGATTGATGAATGGTTAAGAATGAAGAACGGAATGCATCTCAATGAATTCTGGATTCCATTCACCGACTTAAGGGGTGGAGGATGCTATGCAATGTCAAGGAAAGGCATGGCTTTCCTGATTAGAGAGATGGAGAAGGTGTTTGTGGAGAAGCATGAAAAGCTACAATCAAATGACTTCTACATAAAGCGCGGCGATGGACTAAATCGTATTTTCTGTTATCCGAGCCTAGCAGTTCAGGCATGGATAACCGAAAGCAACTCTGACATTTTGGAATACTGGCGTCGCAATGAACTAGACGGACTTTCATATTCTCAATATCATATGGAAGGAACTTATATGCCCATATATGACGATAGTGACTTTATAAGCAAACTAGAATTTGCATTGGATAGACCCGTTCAAAAGAATATTCCAAAGACGATTAAGAGAGTATACAACCGTTGGGGTATCAAGCCGTTGCTAAATTACCTGTTCCCAGATGCAGAGCAGGTGATAGAAGGAGCGGCTGATGTTGCAATAGTTTGGGGCTATAATACAAGTACACTCAATCGGTCAGCTTTGTCTGCGGCTTTGAGATACGACATTCCGATACTGCTTTGCGAACCAGGTTTTGTCTCTTCTGGCACTACATGGGCTAACAAGAGTGCCAATAGCAAATATAGGGTTGAGCATTCAGTTATGATAGACCTGCACGGTCAGTTCTTTGATGGAATGAGGCGAACAGACTTGGAAGGAAAGCTAAATGACACAGCATTAACCATAAGCGAAGAGCAGAGGTTGGAAGCTCGTAGGCTAATTGATAGAATTGTGTCTAATAAGATTTCTAAATATAACCATCAGCCTATTTACACTCCTAACATAGGTAGGAACGGAGTGAGAAAGGTTCTTGTTGTAGACCAGTCATATGGGGACTTCTCTATTAAGAGAGGGCTTGCCGACGATGCTACATTCAATAGGATGCTACAGGCGGCAATTGAGGAAAATCCAGATGCCGACATTCTTGTAAAGACACACCCGGACACTATCGCCGGCAAGACTGCGATGAAGAAGGGATACTATCAAGACCTTAAGGAACATGACAACATATACAAGGTCACATTCCCAATCAATCCATACTCTCTAATGGAGATATGCGATAAGGTTTATGTATGCTCGTCGCAGTTCGGTTTAGAAGCTCTAATGGCCGGGAAGGAAGTTCATGTGTTCGGGATGCCATTCTATGCAGGGTGGGGTCTTACAATAGATTATCAGCATCTTGATTGCAGAACCAACAAGAGGACAATAGAAGAACTATTCTACATTTTTTACTGTATGCACACTCGCTGGATTGACCCCGACAAGGGATGTGCAACAACAATAGATGCTATTATTGACAAGATGATAGCGCTGAGAGAGGAACTTCGTACCACTCCTTTGAGCCATTCATCTTCTGGAAATGGGTATTGCATAGGTCGTCCTAAAGTTTACTGTTCTAAGATAGAATCAGAGGGAAATACGAATAAAAAGGGCTGGAACTGGTAGTTAGACTTTCCCAATTGGCATTTCATAGGAAAACACCGCCCCCTCATTGCTAAAATCCCACAAGGAGGTGTCCTATGAAAAAGAAAATACTCGTCTGGCTATTTGGGTTGGGTCTTCTGGCTATTCCGCCATGTCCAGTCCTCATTCCCTCGGTTGCTGCTGACACGGAAGAAGAAGTCATTGAGGTGGTTGCGGAGGATGAATATTCATTCAAGATGATTCTAAAAGTGCCGCAGGTCTACGACAACACCACCTCTCAGGGCTATCGTAAATTTGCACGACAGGCTATCAAGGGCAAGATGTATGTCGTCTGGCTTGCAGATGGTTCCTTCCGTCTTGAGTTCGCTGAATTGGAAAACCAGAACTTCAAGGTTCGTGGCTATAAAGTTAGGTATGACGGAATAGAAGACCGCAATATTGTATACACCCGTTTTTCATGGATAGGCAACAACAAGACGGATGTATTCAATACTCCATCATTGTGTTTCTTCCTTGAACTGTATCCCAACTATGCAATAGGCGAAGCCACGGAGGACAACAGTTTCTACATAATGCTATCCGGCGCTGGTTCTTCCGCATACACTAAATCACTAGGCAGTAGGATTGCAAGAAGGTTTTCGGGATATGCGGCGGGTTCTCAAGGCTGCAGTTGCTATGACTATGGACACAAGTCTCCGACTAGAACGGCATCGGTATGCGGACCAACTTCCACTCCTACCGATGTTGTGGCAACATTCGGCTCCTGGACGGCCTCATGGAAGCGGAGGAACTACTGCAAGTGAACTTCTTTGAATACCTAAATAGAAGTCACGAAGTAGACGAGCCTGAGACGGTCGTAGAGGATGCGGCCGTTTCGGGTCTTAAGGGTACTCTCGAAGAGGTGTTCCCACATAGACTTCGTCATATCAGAAGTCTCATAGAGTTTGTTCCCAAGGATAGGGCAAGGAAGATAGTCGAAGAAGGTGTGGCACTCATCAAGACCATTCCTGAAGAGGAATCGCATAGGAAGATTGTCAACTACATTCTAAGAGTGTTTCACGGGCTTGCGGACAGGGAAGACCTCATAGCATACATAATGAAGATAGGCGAGGTTGATGAAGACAGGGCAATCATCATAGCGGACGACCAGATGCACAAGGCCGCCGAGCGGTTTCTAGTGGAGAAATGGAAAAGTCAGGGTTGCAAGCGGGTAAGATGGGTTCACAAGGACGATACAAATCCAAGGAAGTACCACCTAAGACCATGGC